AGCTGCTCAGGGTCGGAAAGAAGGCTTTCTATAAGTTCTCTATCTGTTGCCATATTCTTATTGTTTATTGTTCTCAATCAGGTTCCAGTGCTGCTTGGCGTATTCCTTCGTCTGTAACCAGCACTCCTTACGGGTAATGGAACAGATGTGGTTGAACTTCGGCTGCACGATAACATACTGCTCGGAGGACTTATCCTCCACCTTAAACTTATCATTGAGCTTCACGCGAAGGTCTGCAATGGTTTTCAGTCCCTTGTCGGGGTCAATGGTGCCGCTTGAAAGAGCCTGCTCTGTTCTCTCGATAAGCTCAATCATTGCCGCCTTGTTCTCCTCAAAGGTAATATCCTGCGTAGGCTGCTCTTCTTTCTTCTCCGCTTTTCGTCTTGCTATCTCGGCTATCACGTCCGCACCCTGCGCGGCTCTTTCTTTTTGCTCGGAGCGTTGGCGGAAGTATTTTGTAAGCCAGTCAAACTTATCAAGACTTTCATAGCAGGAAATGTCATTGTCCTTTCCCGGAGAACCAAAGACGACCGTATAGCACATAAGGTCGTTGTCAAGGAAGGTGCGCAGAAGAGCATACGCAACGTCGCGTATTGTGACGTCCTGCCCGAACTTCCTAGCCTCGTCGATTACTTTCTCTATCTTTATCGTTTCCATATCTAACTCCAGAATGAATCATCATATATATTACATTTCACACGTTCAGGCTCTACCTGTTCCGTTTCATATCCGTTCTTCATCTCCAGCTCTCCGCCATATTCGAACTGGTCGTATGCAGACATAAGCATGGAGAATACATCAAGCACATCCATCGAGCGGCCTTTACCTAGCAGGCTGTTCATCTCCTTCTTTGTCGGGAGTCGCTTCTTTCCGTCAGGCATCGTATTGAAGTAGACAGAGCTGCACTCATCGCAGAACTCCGTAAGGATGGTAATCGGGTGGAGCTTCTGATGCTCATACACCGCACCTGCTACACTCTCGTCAATGGATAGCCTTCTTTCGTTGATGGCATTGACAAGGCGCATATAGCTCTCATCCTTTCTTAGCTTGAACTCCCTTCTGTACTTTCCGCGAGGAGCATAGGAAGAGATGTATGCCGTAGCATTTGGTATATAGTCAAGTACGTAAGCCGCACGTGTTCCATCGTAGATGATATGACTGTCGGGTATGTTATGTTTTTCGGCCATGATTTTCATCCAGTCGCAGTTCTGACGCGGAGTGGACTTCTGTACAATCTTATAGTCAAAGCAGTGAAGACCGTCGAACGCAAATATCATCGTGTTGTCTGTTCCAACGTCCGCCACGTCCGCCACCACATATTTAATACCGTTTCTCTGCTCATCGTTAAGAACAAGAGCATGTGCGGCAGATGGTTTTATCAGCTGCTCTTCCATTGACTGAATATCTGCGTTCCATGAACCAAGAAGAAGCGCCTCGCCAACCTTACCTGCGACGTTTCCTACGTAGTCGGGGTTGTTTTCAAGAAGGGCGGTGTTTTCCGAGAGATTGCCAAGGATGAATGTAAAGGACTTAATGAAGTTCTCATACGTCGCCACACCGTTCATCTTTTTAATCTTTCTATCAATGCTAGGCTTACATTTCATGTACACCTCTTCCTTTGTATCGCCCCATACGTAGTCCTCTACGGAATCTCCGTCGAGGTAGAGGTATCTGACTACTCCACTCTTTTCAGGGTCAACAAGACCATCAGGCCCGATATACCAGTCAAGCAGCTTCCTGACCCAATGCGACTTGGACGGGTTGGTGGTTGCCCTGACCTTGCCCGACCATCCTGACTTACCACGGACACGCGAAGTGATGTAGTTCCACGTGAAGAACTCATAACCGGTAAGCTCCTCAAAGAAAGCGGCATCCGCCTGCATACCCTTGAAAGTCTCTATGATTTTGGAAGGGGATTCATCCTGAAGCTGATGACAGTCAATAAAAGCTCCACTGCTTTTAAAGGTGATTCTTGGGTTATCGGACATTTTGACCGTTATGGAATCTCCGTATGCCGCCTTGAAATCATCCGTGATAGAACCTGTCGTTTTCAGCTCCTTTAATGTCTTACGGAAGAATACCGCACGGTACTTCGGGTCAAGTGAAGGTTCTGCGTTGGCAAGGATAGCGCCAAAGGACTTACCGCCACCAAGCGTACCACCGAATATGGCAATGTCGGTATTGCATCTTACGAATGCTTCCTGTCCGCCAACCTGCGGCTGTATGATTTTTATATTCTTGCTTTCTGACATCGCTAAAGTGGTTAATGAACTATCGCAAAAATACCTTATAATACATCTACTTTGCGTTTTACCCAAAATTAATCTCAACCGATACGGTTAAACTCCGCATATTTCGTATTGCACGAAAGCAAACCGTTAATTTATTTTTGCATGAATAATATTAAATTTTCACAGATATGAAGTTCACCCAAAACGAAGCAGCTAAAAAAATTAGCGCAATCTTGACAAGAGGCGGCAAAAAATGCTATCTCTCAGAGAGAACAATCAACGAGCAGGTAGACACCCTATGCAAGCTCTTGGTAAATGACGAGACGGAACTTGACGACTTCATTCAGAAGGCAGAGCCAATCTTTAAAACAATGAACGGCAATGTACAGAATGACCAAGCAAGTTTTATCAATCAGTGGAATACAGACCACCCCGCTCCTGAACCACCCAGTGGTGATGTGAAGCCTAACGCAACCGAACCGGCGCCAAGCAAGGAGATGCAGGAACTTCGCGAGAAGGTACAGCAACTACTTGATATGCAGGCTAAGAGCAATGAGCAGCGCATCCTCTCAGAGAAAAGAAACGAGTTGATAGCAAAACTTAAAGAAAAAGGTGTAAAGGACAGTGAGTGGATTGATTCTTTCGTTGGTGAGATTTCAATCTCGGCTGATTTGGATGTTGAGAAGAAGGCTGACGACTACCTGAAGCTCTACAACAAGAGCGTGGCAGGTGGCGCAGGACAGCAAGGCCCGACACCAATGACACCGGGCGGTGGAAATTTAGACGACAACGATTCTCTCAAACTGGCTTCACAGATGGCAAAGCAGAAGAGAGAGTCAGAAGAAAACAGATTTAAATAATATTTGATATGGCTGAAATTACAAAAAATACACTTGGTTATTTTGCAGGTCGTACCCTTGTAAGCCAGTCCAGTAAGATTGGTGGTTCACGAGATGTATTCGTGAAGCTGCAAGGTCTGCACAATGATTTGGTATTCCCGACTTTGGGTGGTAATATCAAGAACCCTTTCAAGGGCGCAGCTAAGGCATACGCAGCTGACCTTGTTTGGTACAAGACGAACGACGAGGGTTTGAAGCCGGATATTTACCTGCTGAAAACATACGAGGTCGTTTCCGCTGACGGTGCTACCGTGAACATCGCACGCGACGGTTATCGTCATATCCCGTTTGCAGGCGATATTCTGACTATCGCACCGAAGGAAATCGGTGGTACGGGCGAGGCTCTTACAGTTGTTTCCGTAAAGAAAACCACCGTTGATTCTGCGGACGTATGGGCACTTACACTTTCTGCAGCTCCCTCTACTGCTCCCGCAGCAGGCGATGTACTTGTAGAGGCTGACGAGAACGGCAAGATGCTTGTTGAGCAAATCAACGCTTGTCTTCCCTGTGACTACGACTTCTCTTACTCTCAGGCAACGACCACTGATGATGAGGACGACTTTGAGTCGGCTCGTTATATGATTACCCCCGCCTTGGGTGTTCGTGCATACATTAAGAAAATGAGCGTTCTGCCGGCTTGCGTCTTGGCTCTTAACGAGGCAAAGGTAAACGGTTGGTTTGAGCGCCACGGTGTTATTGTTTAATCTTAAAAATTTGTATAGACTATGGCAAAATTTGATTTTAATAACAGCCGGTACGTTAAGATGTTCGAGGACTCTCTGGAGGGTAAGAATATCATCAATTATATCTTGTCTGACCCGAACCTGCTCCGCGCCAACTACGACGCATGGAAGAACTGGTTTAGAGTAGACTCCAACGTCACACCTACCGCAGCAGATGGTACCGCTTCCTTTACGGTATCCGCTCGTGAGCCGGAGCACTCCGATTTGATGGATTGGAGAGCACCTTTGGGTGATTCAAGAGTTGCCCGTGAAGGTCAGTCAGTGAAGTATTCAGGAACCATCATCGACTTCATCTCAAAAGGATGGCAGGAGAAAGCAATGGAGAGAGAGTACAAGGAGAAACTTTTCAACGAGTTTGGCTCTGACGCACCTTTGTTGCTCGGCTACGCAGAGAACGTATTGCAGCCGCGCCTTGACTCGGCCAACCAGACCCTGACCGCAATGTCAGCTCAGGTAATGACAAATGGTTTCGTCAAGTACATGCACGGACAAGGCATTACAGGTAATGTCTACAAGGCAGCTATCCCTGAGAAGAACTTCGCAAAAGCTCTCTCAAAAATCTGGACTGACCCCGAATGTCAGCTCTTGGATGAGATGGTTGAGCTGGAGAGAATCTACAGAGAGGATGTATGGGGATTGCCCAACATCGGACTTCAGTGGTGGATTGACCGCGACACGATGGTAAACGTGTTCCTGAAGAACAAACAGGTCATTGATACTATCAAGACCAACTGGTTGCTCTCAAAAGGTCAGCTCATCTCTCAGACAGACAGCGTTGCCGCTTCCGTTGTTTCCATCGAATCGTTCAACACTTATGTAATCGGTAAGATTGAAGGCTTGTCGCCTATCCATGTTATCTCCGAGAAACAGAGCAATGACGGTACGATTGTCAGCAGCTGGAAGAAAGGTACAGCCGTTCTCTGCCCCACGGGTTACAGCGGTATTGTCCTGCACACCGACATCTTGGATGAGGTTCTTTACACCAAGTATGGCAACAGCTTGCAGACACGTGCATTCGGTAAGACCATGGATGGTTTGGTAACAGTCATGAACTACATGCTGCCCGATGGTAACATGAAGCTCTGGGGTACCGACTTCTTCATGAGTGCCGTACCGGTACTGGATGACTTCCTGTACCACGTAATCGTTGATTACACCCAAGTAAAAGACTAGTAGGATTGTTCTTCATAGTTGTTTACTAAACTTCACAGGAGCGGCTTTTCCCGGATTTGTGGGATAAGGTCGCTCCTGTACTTTTAACCGTATCGGTTGAGATAGAAAAGAGCATATATTTTACATTTTACATAATATAATATTTTTGCGATATGCAAGAGTTTGATTTGATTACATATATGGGCAGTATGACGGGATATACCTTTACCCGTGAGCAGCTGGAGGGAATTGTTACCAACCGCGGGCTGGGCGATGTCACATCCTTTTCGGAGCTTACGTTAAAGGACAGGAACCTCATGCTTGCAGATATGCTGTTTATCATCTATACAACTCCTACCTCTACGGGTTCCGTTTCCAAGCAGCACGGAGATTATTCTGTTACGGTTGGTGCCATGCAGATTACCGACAAGGATAACATCTATAAGCTCATGACTGCATTGTACTCGAATCCGGAGCAGGAGCTGAATCAGACACTGGCGACTTATCAGGGTGGTGTATGTTGGATTAATGAGTTTGACTAGTTATGCCGATACTTGAAGATATGCTTTCAGTGGATATTGTAGATTATCCGTACACGGGTGCTTTTTACACCACGGATATAGCGGATAGTGGAGGCTTGATTGGAAACAAGCAGACAGAAACACTTATCTGCGAGGTCAAGTGTGATATTCAGAAGACAGCAAAGATGCACAATGGCAACCTTCTTGCCGCGGCATATACGATATACTTCCCGCTGGAGAAGAACGAAACAGCAGAAAGCACCGTTGATAAGTTCAATGATATTCTCGTTCGAAGAGCCATGACCTTCAAGGGAAAGTTCTACGGAGTGAATATCGAAGGAGAGGTAGAGTTAATACGTCCTTCCCAGCTAGGGGGATGTTCAGTGGATATTAAAGTGGTTACGGAAGATGAAGAAAGTAAGTCTTAGCTATCTTAAAAGAAACCTAGAGGCCCGAACGGTTACTAGGCTTCAGAAAATCGGTCAGGACTTCGTCAATATGGCGGAGCGAAAGATGGATAGCAGGCTTAACATCGACACGTTGAACCTGTCTGCTGGATTTGCTTTTGCGGTCTACCTAAGAGGTAAGATTGCCTATAACACAGACCGCGAGCAAGCACTTGGTTTTTCTCCAATGATGCAGGAAGACCTCGGCACTCATAAGGGATGGGCAAAGCATGGCATACCCGATGGTAATGCTGCTGTATGGTGTTGGGATTTCTTCGCCAAGTACAAGCCACCCACGAAGAAGTTCTGCCTTGTGATAGTAAACCCCACCTACTACGCTAGAATCCTTGAAGACGGGAAGCAGCGCTATGGTGTCGGAAATAAGTTCAGGATACTCACCTACCTTCTTGGCGAGGCGGAGCGCATATCCACCGAAGCCTTTAAGGAGAGAGTGCTTGATGTTAGTGTTTTATAGAATGTGAGCTATGGAAAAAGTAAAGAGCATATCAGAGATTGAAGACCACCTGTACAGAAAGCTGAAAGCTGTATCGGACAGTGTGGTGTTTACCGACGTGTATGCCGGCACACTTCCATCTACGCTTACAAAAGGAGTGGATAATTTTGTTCTCATAGACTGCGAGAATGCCATCTATGGGAACGGTGCATACAGTAAAGGGACGATTGGCATATACCTCTACGCATTACCTTCAGGCAAGGTAAAGAATGTAGATACGCTCTACCTGATGGAGCAGGCTTATGACAAGTTCCTTGACAATAACGATGGAGATGATGAAGAGGAGTATCACTTTGCAGAGCTTTACCGCAAGAGCGGATACGATTCATCCTACGGTATGCACTACGTATTTTCGGCTATCAACTTGATTGTTTAATAATATTATTTTAACAAAAATGGCAAAGAAGTTATTTACAAAGGCAAAAGAAATCCTTATCGGAGTTTACAACGAGGGTGAGGAGGATACTGGTGTTGATTCAGTAGTTGCTCTTGACTATGTTGTTGCCGATTCGTTGTCTATCAACCCCGACGACGCGGAGGAGACGACCATTGATTGCGAGACTTCCGATTCTCCCATCTTGGACGACTATACCCAAGGAGATGTCAAGGTTGACCTTAACAACGCATCGCTTGATGCCGACTTCCTGCAAAAGGTAATCGGCTGGGTTGCTATCAAGAACGGTGAGAAAACGGGTTATGCCGCACCGAAGGTTTACTCAACTCGCTACATTGCGCTGCAGATTAAGTTCTCCGCCTCTAGCTATGTTTACTTGCCCAAGATTGCAATCTCTCCGAAGGTTGTGTTTGAGAGCTTGAAGACGAATGCCGCTTACGGTACACTTTCCGGTACTGCATTGTGCGCAGAAATCACTGGCTGGACTGATGCTGACGGTAATCCGGCAGAGAGCGCTATCACTACCATCGACTCTCCTATCTTGGAGAAAGGTAAGGATACCGCAGAGAATACCGGTGATTAAGGTAGACAGATAGGATTTTTAGGCTAACAAATCTTTTTAGGGCGGTAGGCTTGATTGCCGCCGCCCTTGATTTTTATAAAGAACAAGTATGAAAGAAACAAAGAACAACGAGAATGGTTTGAGTATTGATTCGCAGCTACGTCTTGCGAGTATTCTCAACGATACCACCACCAAGGTGCATCTTGGCGGCAGGATATTTGAGATACGCGCCCTTCGTGCCGGTACGCAGTACCTTATCGCGGAGGAGGCGGCAAGGATAGCAAAGAGTGGAGAGGACTTTTCGGATATTGTCAAGCGCTTTGCCGAGGATGTACCGCGGGTTGTCAGGTGTATCACCCTTGCCGTGCTTAACGACAAGGAGAAGATTCAATCCCGTGAGTATCAGGATATGTATGACTTTATCATGTATGAGACTGACCCGAAGGAGTGGTTGCCGCTGCTTATGCAGGTGCTGCAGATGCTTGATTTGAGCTTTTTTTTTGCGATTTTACCGCAGATAGATTTGTTCCGTCAGATGACCCTGATGAAAAAGACTCAAATAGAAGCGCAGTCATCCGAGCTACAAGCGAAGTAGGAATGATGTGTGACTTCCTGAAGGCTTTTCCGTTCGTATCAATGGACGATTACCTTTGGAAGTACAGCGTACCGATGATTCGCATTATGAGCAGCGACGCATCCTATACGCTCTATCTTACGGAGAAACAGGCTAAGGAGTACGAGCGCTACAGAGATGAGCATTGTCCCGTTGGTTATACAGACCCTGACAAACTGATGAACGACTTGGGTCTTCCCGTGTTCAAGAAGAAAACTAATAATTAAATGGTTATTAAATATTATGGCTGATAGTGAAGTAGTAGGTATAAAGATAGAAGTCGATGAGGCCAACCTTAACAATGCCGCAAAAGCTGTTAAGGATGCTGTATCCGGCATACGTACCACCGTAGAGAGCGAGATGAGAGCCGTTAGCGACGCCATCTCCAACATTCCTGCCGCAGGTATAGAAGAGCTGGCGGGCAAGTTGAACTCACTGAAGGCGGCAATCGGAGATATGAACGTCAGCAAGAACCTGACGGAATCCATGAAGGCTATCAAGAGCCTTGCCGACATAAAGGATACAACCGCACTTGAAAAGGTAACAACAATGCTCTCCGAGCTTCAATCAAAAACGGGCGGCAACGGACTGGAGAAGACCTCAAGGGACATAAAGCAGGTTAAAGAAGAGGCAGACAAGGCTGCTGAATCCATATCCAATATGGCGCAGCAGGTATCTGCCACCGCTGACTCTTCAGGTCTTGGTTTCTTCGGGAGGTTGAAAGAGAAGATTATAAAGGCGACCGATGAACTCACCTCCGACCCGTATGAAAAAGCAGAGAGTGAGCAGGAGAGAAAGAGCACGGAACGGGCGACGGAAGCACTGCGTGAAAAGAACAAGGTGCAGAAGGAGACCAATGAGCTGTACAGAAGCCTCTCAACAACCATACAGCAGTTTACCGGTGCACTCTCACAGCTTCAGAGTGTACTTGACAAGGTGGCGCAGAAACACAGGACAGCAGGTAAAGCAGCAAAAGAGCAGACGGTAGACATAGAGGAGTTGAAGAACAGAATCAGTACCGTTGCTTCTGATAAGTCCATCGGCAAGCAGAGCGTAGCTTGGATAACAAACACAATCAACGATATTAATACCGCCATGCGCAGTATTGGTGTAGACCGCGAGACCGAGCAGTGGTTTGCCAATATCAAGCAGAGCCTGACGGATATACGTAAGCTGCGTGAATCTGCTACCAGCGTAAAGGAAGCGGGTAAGGAGAGCAACGCAGAGAAAGAGCTGAACCAGTTATATACAGAGCGGTTAAGACTTCTCGGTCAGCTCAATTCTGCAGGCAGAACAATCGAGGTATCGCTTGCAAAGAACAATACCTCTACCGTAGAAACAGAGAACTACTTCAGCGCCATCAAGAAACAGATTGATGAACTGGACGCAAAGATAGCCGAGGCAAAAGGAAGGCTTGGCGACTTAGGTTCAAGCGCCACAAAAGTATTCGACGAGAAGACTATTCTTGCCGAAGCAAAGGCTGCGTCTCAACTTGCCGAAGCGCTCAATAAGGTAAGCATGGCGAAGCAGAAGCTGGAACAGACAGACCTGTCGAAGGCACAGACAAGTGTCCGCTCCATGTACAATCAGATTCTTCAGCTTGGAAGACTTCAGGAAAGTCTTTTCTCCACGCAAGGTAAATTTGCTGCCGGTTCAGAGAACTACGACAAGGCAGCAGAAGGTATCAAACGCATAGAGGAAAGAATCACCACCCTTCGCGAAAGAATCCAAGAGCTAAAATCCAAGTACGGAGAATCAAACTTCACGGATGCCGAGCAGCAGTATGCTATCAAGTCTACCGCGCAGCAGGTAAAGATAGCAGAGGATGCGGAGAAGGAGAAGACCTCCATTGCAGCACGTGAGGCAGCAGAGAGAAGAGCCAATGAGATACATGAAGCCAAGCTGGCGACGGAAGAGGCGAAGAGACTTCGCTTAGAGGCGGCAGCAAGCAACTTGGACGCACGCACCATCGCCACGCAAACAAAGACATCGACCTCTCAATCTAAGGAAGAGAGAGAGATTGAGCTTCAAAGAGAACGCGAGAAAGAGATTGCACGTGTAAGAGAGCAGATTGACGCACTTGACAAGGCAGACAAAGACTACGCAGAGAACCTTACAAGGCTCAATGCTATCCTTACCAACCTTATCAACAAGAAGTCCGCCAATGCCGCTACGACAAGAACAGCTACCGCAGAGGAAGCAAGAGAAGCTGTTGCTATTGCCAACAATACAAAATCTCTGAAGGACTATATCAATGCCCGCCAAAAGCTCATCAGTGCAATGAGCGGAATGAACAGCACAAGTGCAGAGTGGCAGAGACTTAACGCACTCCTTGCTGATACGACCAGAAATATCGACCGTATCAAACAGAAGATGGGCGAACTGAACAGTAAGGCGAAAGAAACCAATACACTTGCCTCGCAGCTGCGTAATCAGTTTGCCGCGCTATTCTCTATCTCCGCTATCAAGGGATTCATTACGAAGATGGTTGAGGTACGAGCACAGTTTGAGCTTCAGCGCATTGCATTGGGCGCTATCATTCAGGATGTAGACCGTGCAAACGACGTATTCAAGGAAGTTCAGAACATGGCCCTTGAATCTCCGTTCTCCATCATGCAGCTGGAACGTGCCACCAAGCAGATTGCAGCTTTTGGTGTAGAGGCGGATAAACTGAAACCATCTATCAAGATGCTTGCGGATATTTCCGCAGGTTTGGGTGTTGATATTGACCGACTTATCCTTGTCTACGGACATATCAAGGCAAACAACGCACTCCAGCAGCTTCACGTTCGTCAGTTTACCAATGCAGGATTCAATATCGCACAGAACCTTGCCGATTACTTTACGGAGATTGAGGGAAAGATGGTGAGCGTTGCCGATGTGACAGATAGAATCCACAAGAAGATGGTTACGTTTGCCGATGTAGAGGAAGTGCTTAGACGTGTGACAAGCGCCGGCGGTATGTTCTATGATATGCAGAAGAAACAGTCAGATTCTCTTTGGGGACAGATGCAGCGTATCAAAGACCAGTATGACCTTATGCTTAATGAGATTGGCCAGAGTAGTCAGAACAGTATATCATGGGTTCTTACAACTATCCGTGCTCTTATCAAGCACTGGAGAGAGTTTTCGAATATAGTAAAAGGCCTTTCATACGTATTCGCAGGATGGGCGGCATACAAAATACTGTTTGGTGTTATCGCTAGCCTAGGAGCGAAGGTTGTAACCGTGTTTAAGAATTTGAGAGCGGCCATCATGCTTGTAAACTCAGAAGCCAAAAAAGGAGCTGCAATGGCTACGTTGTTTGGAACTTCATGGAAAGCAGCCTTAGTGCAAACAGGTGTAGGTCTAGTGGTTATCGCTATTACATCTTTGATTGCTTTGCTTTTCAAGGCGAATGGAGCAGCTCAGCAGCTAAATGAAGAGCTCGGTCGCATTGGCGAGTCTCAAGGTCAGCACTTGAAAGAAAGTATCGCAAACTATTTATCTCTTGCGGAGACCGTAAAAAGCTCCAATAAGTCATATTCAGAGCAAGAAGAAGCACTCTCTGAATTAAAGCGTATATATAAGGATATTCTTCCGTCGTATATGCTTGAAAGAGAGTATCTTGAAAAGAATACAGATGCGTACAAGGACGCAACGGATGCTATCAATAAGTATTATATCGCTCAGGAGTACAATAAGAAGTTGACAGCTATCGAACAGTCTGAGTATTACACGAAGGCTCTTGAAAAGATGAAGGAAGTCGGAAAGAAATTCATGAAAGAGGGTGTGTTTGATGAGTATGTGACAAAAGATGCCGTAAATAAATGGATGGAGGTTATCACAAAGGAGCTTGCTGCCGGTAAACTTGAAAACTCTAAGGCTGCGATAAAAAAGAGAATGGAAGAACTCTTTGAAGGGCACATGGATGTATCAAAGATACCTGATACCGATACTGGCATTAAGAAGGTTACAAAGCAGATAGATAAGCTCATTGAAGCCGAAGGTAATCTTACGCTTGCTACTCTCGGTGGAAAGAATGTGCAGGAAGACTATGCAAAATCTCTTGAATCTGCTCCTCTGGACCAATTAATTGCTAGGTATAAGTCATTGCAGAAAGAGATAGATACGTACAAAGAAAATATCAAAAAACTGCAGCAAATTACAAGCTCAACTCAACGCTCGAACATTGATGAAAAAATAAAAGATTACGAACAGAAAATCAGTGATATTCAGAGCAGGCTGCTCCCAGAACTGGAAGAAGCGTTGTCGAAACGACTTGTCGATGAAGTTCAGGCCGGATTTGAAGAGTCTTTCAAGAATGTCGAAGAAACCATCCGCTTGTACGCAAAGTTAAAGACGGAGAAGGAGGAACTTTCGAAGAAGAAGATTCAGACGGAAGACGATAAGGAGGCACTTAAAAAAGTGAATGAAGAACTTGTAAAAGCAGGCGCTAGTATTAGACAACTTCTTCCTCACATAGATGAAGCATCGCTTGCTTTTCTTGATAGCGCTGACAATGCCTTTACTCTTGAAAAAGGAATTAAATCACTTAAAGAGGCATTCTTGGCTAGAGAGTTTACAGCGACAGCACCCAAGTTCTTGTCGGGTATAAACTCGCATATACTTGACACACTTGGCAAGATTGAGTGGCTGAAGAAAGCCATCAACAGTATCTCGCAGACGCTATTCAAGAAGACGGTATTTACAGATGTTGACGAGACAGTTATTACCGCGGCTCAGGAGGCGCAGATGAAAGCTTCCGAAGAGGCGGCTGAGGCACTCTCACGCGAAGAGAAGGTTTATCAGGAAGCGGCAAAAAAATACGGTGTTGACTTAAACAGGCTGACAAAATATAGAAAGAGCGACCAAGAGGCGAACTCTACGTATGCAAAAAGACTGAAAGATACAGCCGAGGAGTACGAAAAAACGCAGGCACATTTCAGTTCACTTGCAGCAGAGCAAAAAACAGCTTACCTGAAGGAACATTCAACAACTGTTCAGGCTATTGAGGATAATGCACAAATGGCAAAATCGCTTCGGTATATATCAGAGGTTTACGATGAGACCGGTGCAAACGACGCAAAGAACAAGAAGTCGGGTAAAGACCCCATCCTCGACCTCTGGAAAGACCGCGTGAAGTATATCGAGGACTTCTTCAAACGCTATAAGGAATCCTTGAAGAACTTCAGCAAGGAAGCGACCGATGCCAATGTATCAGAATCCTTCAAGGCGCTCTTTGACGTAAAAGGTGCCGATGGAAATAGCCTTAGCCAGATGAAAGGTCTTAACATAGCAGACCTTATCGCGAACAATGTAGACGACAAGGGACTTGTTGAAGCCTTTGAGAAGCTGAAAGCGCTTATCCCCTCAAAGTATAAAGACCTGATTGATGATATACAGAAGAAGATTTCCGATACATCCATGACGGTAGGAGTGAGTGTTCAGGTAGAAGGACTTAAAAACACGCAGCAGCAGATAGATGAACTCTTCGACAGCTACGAACTCTCAAAGACCATCAAAGACCTTGGTCTTAATGTTGAGATGGTTGCCATGGTTGGCGGAAAGCCGACATCACTTGAAGACCTCCAAGAAAAGATAGACGGAGTGTACAAGGATATGTTAAAGACGCAGAAGGTGTACGGTACGGAAGGTGAGAAGAGCTGGGACAAGTACTACGAAAAGGTAAAGAGTATCGAGAACAAGGCTCTTCAGGAAAGAATGAAGGACTATGCCAAGTACATGACTACCGCCTACGGAGAGAGAGCAAAGTATCAGATTGATATGTACAATCAGATGACACAGATGCTTGGCGACTTCGACAAGGCTGCACTGCAGAATCCGCAGATGGCCGATACGTACAAGCAGATGGCTGCTGATGCCATGCGCAACATGAAGAAGGAGATAGAGACGAAGATGGGAGAGTTTGACTTCAAGGACTTGATGGAATCAGATATGTTTACCGAGATGTTCCAAGACCTGTCCCGTATCTCCGACAAGGTACTTGACAGTATGCTCTCCAAGATTCGCGAGATACGTCAGACCTCTGAAAACCTATCCTTCTCGCAGCTTCGTCAGCTGGCGCAGTACGAGGAGAAAATCATGGCGGCTAAGTTTGACAAGGGCGGCATTACCGATTACGTCAAGGCCATAAGGGATGCAGCCGCGGCACGCAAGGCATTTGGAAGCCGCGAGGATATTCAGGTGAAGCTCACCACCACGCAGGACCAGATAGATTCACAGCAGAAGTATCTCGACGACCTGAACGTGGCGATGGCTATCGACTCGAAGACCTATGATATAGACGAAAACAAGGCAAACCTTTCGGAGCGGCAGCTGGAAATCCTGAAGCAGCAGAGAGTATCACTTGCCAACGGTCTTGACTATATCAGAATGCAGAAGGCATCCACGCAGGAGAATATCACCGCCATTACCAAGGAGAACAAGAAACTTCAGGAGGCAGATGATAGTCAGAAGTCAGCAGCGCAGGCAGCGCAGCAGATGCAAAACAAGATACAGGCTTGGGGCGAGGTTGCGCAGCAGGCAGTCGGTATTGCCAGTGATGCCATGACGGTATTTAAGGGTCAGCTCAACGAGGAAGACGAGGCATGGATAGAGTTTGCAAGCAACATGGTAAACATGATTGTACAGCTCGGTATCATGTTCGTAGCTCTGGGTGTAACAATCACATCCGCACTTGGAATCATCGGCCTTATTGCCACTGCAATCTCTACTATCTTAGGCCTTGTAAAGACACTACTTGCTACGCATGATTCTTCCCTTGAAAAGCAAATCAGCCGGTTAAAAGATAAGATTGAAGACCTTGAAAGAGCCTACGACAAGCTGTCTGATGCGATGGATGCAGCCTTTGACTATAGCTCATACTCCATGGACTATAGCAAGATGCGGTATAACCTGAACAAGCAGATACAGTACTATAACGAGATGATTCAGCTCGAAAAGAGCAAGAAAAACTCCGACAGCAGCAAAATCAGGGAATATCAGCAGGCTATCGAGGACTTGCGCGACGAACTTGAAGAGCTCAGAGAACAGCGTATCACAGACCTTGGCGGATTCGGTTCATCAAACTATAAGAGCACCGTAGAGGACTTTGTTTCCTCTTGGGTCGACGCCTTCAAGGAGACGGGCGACGGTCTTGATGCGCTGAAGGATAAGTGGAGCGAGAGTATCGAGAGTATGTTTGTCAAACAGGCAACCATCAACCGTGCCGCAAAACTCTATTCAAAGGCAATGGAGATTATCGACAATGCCATCGACAGCGGCTCTACAGGTTTCGGTCTTGAAGAGGCTATATCGGCAGCACAGAGAGCGAGCGACCAAGCAGCAGAGGAGCTGAACGATTACCTGAAAGCACTGGCGAAAGTCTTCGGTATCTCTTCGGAAGGAGAGAATACGTTGTCAGAGCTTCAGCAGGGTATATCCAACATTACAGAATCTCAGGCGGCAGCGATTGAGGCATACCTGAACTCCATTCGTTTCTATGTAGCCTCGGACAACGAGAAAGTGACGGAGCTGACAACGCTTATCCGCTCGCAGTATGAGAATGTAATCAATCCTATGCTGACGGTACTGAAGGAGATACGTGATGGTATCAGCTCATTCAGCGATAAGTTCTCCGCAGCCTTCAAGAACACTGGCGGTAGCTGGAAACTTCAGGTTTGCTAAGAGCATTCTTTTCTTTTTCATACTTCTTCTTATACTTAAAAAGGGGGCGCGCTTCACAGCGAGTCCCCTTTGTCCAAACGTCCAATCGTATAAAGAAATCTGGAAAACTGTATTAACCAAAAACTAACTTCTCTTAGATGAACTAAAAAATTGATATGATGTTATGACAAACTACTACTCAAATAAACCTTTGTACCACTCATTGTAGGATTTGTCTATCTGCAATCTCTTCCTTACAAGTTCCTCCCTTCTCTGAACGGTACGTGTATTCATGCCAAAGAGTTTTGAGAGATTGGAGTATGAGATACCGTACTCGGAGTGAAGGGTGTATATGACAGCACTCTTGGCCTCAGAGACGTTCCGATGCCGGTTCTTTTCTATCACGTCCGATGGGTTGATTCCGCATTTAATGCTTATATCTATTATTACCTTTGCTACTTTATATATCATGGTGATTCTCTTTTGCTTTTACAAGCACCCCTGCCTCTCGGCAGGAGTGCAAGAAAAATCAGTAATACAACAAAACAAAACACAAATACACAAAAAGAAAAGAAAGGAAATCCTACATGGTACTAAATATATCTTTATGCCTCATCCTCATCGTAATTCGGAAGCTTATCCGCTTCTTCAATAAGGCGCTGCATGGTATTAATCTCCGCCTCCAGCTCGATGTTTTCCTTCACATCCTCTTCCGTTTCCTCATGCTCTTCTGCATTGTCAATATTCTCCCTGCAGAACTTACCGTAGGTATCAACAATGCACGTTGCTATATCCATGAGTGATTCCTCACTGGCGGAAGCAAAGAGTGGTGCTTGGTAAACATATTGAAGAGCCGCAGCGTAAAGTCCGCGCAGACGCGCTTCTTCTTCGTTTTCAGCCGCTTTCTCCTTGAAGATGAAGAGTTGGTCTAAAAACCGACAAACTCTCTTCATTCGCCAAGAAACTAGCGTCTGCAAGCCTCCTTTGGCTGTAAAGAGGAAACCTTGTGCGCAGCGCTGAATCTTCACCGCTCCGTAGTCAATCTCATCGGTAATGGATTTGACCGGCACAATCAGCTCAACGGAAGAGAGGTCTATCTCCTTCTGAAGGGACTTAATCTGCTTGATAAGCTGCTTTGCAAACTTATCATCCTTGGAGTTTGTCAGCAGAAGATTTTCTGCCTCTTTTAGCTTTTCCTGCGGTGTTTTTACTGCTGTTTGTTTGTTCTTTTTCGCCATAGCTCTTATTGTTTTTTTCTATTGCTTTTCTGTATTTAAGGTCATCCGCAAGCGTCTGACGCGCCTGACGTGAGGCGCAGGCAAGGGTGATTCTGCGGACTTTTCTTCTGTCTTCGTAAATCTCGTTGTACGTTTTTCCAACCGTGGAGAAAAGTCTCCTTATCTCCTGCATCTCCTCATCGTTTTTAAACTTGAAAAGATACTCGATATTTGCCGCGTCCGTATCGAAGTGCGGAATGTACTTGTTGTCAAGGGATTCGTAAGGGTAAAGCTCCAAGATTTGCACAATCTGCGCCGGCTCACCGAAGTCCCTCTTGATAATGGTGCCTTCTCCGTCATTCTCAACAAGCAGATAGGCCTTGCTTCCGTTTATCTTCTTCGCCAAGGCAATCGCCTTTATCCACATAACGGAGCTCCCGTCCGCTATCTTGTCGGGAAGGCAG